TCAGCTTCCCACGGAGCATCCTCAGCTTCATTGTCTTCCACTGGGGACTCTGAATCTGCTTCAATGAGTAAAGGATAACTTTTACCATCTAAGGTCCAAGTTTTTTCCTTTAATCTTTTCCAATCAGATTCTCCTATTTCCACCCAATCATTCTGATTAAACATTATGCCTGTTACAACATCTCTAGCTTGAGATTGCATAAACAAAGCATTCAGCTTAACCTGAAACTTTTTTTCTTTTTTTGCCATAAGTTCTTTCCTTATACCGCTCTATACGTCATAGCTAAAGTGAATGAATACCTACCAAGTCCTGTTCCTACTTCTTCAATTCTTGTTGGGAATTGAATAATGTCAAAACCATAAATCTTAGCTCTAGTATTACTATCACTAGTAGTTATATAACCATTACTATAGTTGAATGCAGCCTGAATCACGGCATTTGCTAAAGACATTGCTGTACCGTAATCTGCAAAAGCTTTGTCATTTCCAGAACCACCCCATCTTCCAGCATAAGCTTCCATAGGTAGTAAAGCAGATTGTATATGTGCATCGCTTCTTGGATTCACTAATGCACCACCAGCTCTAAATAAAGTTAAAAAAGGTAAATTAGCATTTCTAGGTAATCTAGTTGCAATATTTGTTGAACAGATGTCTGTAATTATTGTTTGTTCTAATGCCCATTGTCGAGCTACAATTTCCGCGTCAGGTGGTACTTTCTGAGTTTGGTCTTTCATTCCAGTCATGATGTTATATTACACTAGTTGTTTTAGAAATCTGGTGATTCAAATATGTCAGGGAAATCATCTTGAGCAGATGTGTCACCTTTGTCACCAAGTTCATATCCCTCAAACTCAAACATTGATACAGTTTCTGCGAGTATTTGTCCTAAAATTTGTGATATTTCTCCAGGATTAAGTATTATTTCTTGAACTGGCGCATTAGTAATAGTTCCAACATCTCTTCCTGTCTGTCTTTCTTTAAGTGCTAGTTGTAGTTTTGGTTCATCAATAATTAAATTTAAAGCAGTCTTTCTTCTCATGCTACCGTTTCTTATTCTATCAAGTATTACATTGAGAGCTTTACGTCTATCTTTAGGGCTTTGTAAATTATTATTAGCTTTTCTTAATCGTGCAGCAATACCTATAACACTTTGACTGGATTTTAAAGCTGCTCTTCTATAACCCTCATCCATCATATCAGCAACACCAGGTTCATTTATATCAAAGACTTGGTCCCCTAATGCAGTAACTACTCCTTTTTGATTAGGACCATAATCTGCTCCTTTGTCAGAAGGTCCACCCGGAGCTGGTCTTTTTTTAGGAGCGGAAACATATGCAACATTAATACCATCGTCACCGATATTTGTCAGTACTTCCTTATATGCAGAATCAAAATTCTTTTTTAAATCAGAGTAGATTTCTGCATCATCAATACCACCCATATCTTTACCCATGACCCTTCTTGTGTCTGTTTTAAGAAAGGATGCACGTATAGCAGTCAAAATAGTATCGTCTTGTAATAGAGCAACAAACTCATTAAATGTAGGTTCAATAATTTGTCTTCTAGTTGAGTCTCCTAAATCAAGAACATTATCACCTACAACAGTTCTATTTTTTGCTCCTCCTCTATGATGTCTGTAAAACTTACCAAAATCTTTTACTCCATTTATTATAGATGCAACTTGGATACCAATTATTGACCTCATATCAGGCGCTATGTCTAATTCATTTAGACCTGAAGAATCACCTAATGCAAATACTAATCTTTTGGCTGTTTCTCTTATCTGTTGCTCAGTTATAGTTCCACCAATACCTTTTGCAACAGTACTTCTAATTGTGGAAGCAACAGCTTCTATGAGTTGATTTGTACCAGCTTGACCTAACATAAATTTTGTAATGTTTGCATTAGAAGCTGTTTCAGATAAAGCTAATCTAGGGTCGGCAGGTAAGAAAGCACCTGACTCTATATCTCCTTGTCTAACAACTGCACCTGGTGTAATTTTACGTACAAACTTTTTACCTAGTACATAGGTAACACCATTCTCTGTAAACTTAACGAAATCTGGGTCAGAGTATTTAGCTATTTGGTTTACATCTGATGACTTAAATACAATCGGGTCTTCAAATATATCTAAATCTTTTGTAGTCTGTCTTCCATAAGTAGCTAAGCCTTTTCTTATATTTCTATCCTGTATTACTAATTGTTGTGCAATATTTCTTGTGTCCAGAGGGTCAAGATTTAAATCTATTGCTTTTTCAAATGGTGCTCTTGCACTCGAACCTTGAAAACTCTTTTGTAATAATCTTCCACCAAAAATAGTATCATTTAAAACTTCATTAATTATTTCTAATTCTCCTGTAGCAACACGAGTTTGTAATATTTTGTTTTTATCTAAAATTAATCTACCACCCTGGAACAAGGCTTCTCCAGCAATATTAGCTTGCCTAGCTCTAAAATTTAATTCACTTAAAGTTTTTCTTGTCTGCTTTTCTGCTGATACACCTTTTACTGTTATACCCATGTCTTCATCTAAAAGGTCTGGAGTTTTGGCAAAGCCTTTAGCATTTACTTTTTGTGTTACCAAACCAGTAGCGTTCACTCCTAACCTAAATTTATTGCTTGATGGTCTATCTAATCCAAAAGCAGTAGCTGTGCTTCTTAATGCATTAAACATAAATAAACTAGGAGTGTACACAAATGCATCAGTTCTATCTCTTAGACCTCCTCTTTTATCAGTACCTGGACCACCAAACTCAATTTGATAAGCATCTCTAATTGCATCAGCTGTTTTAGATTTTGGAGATTTACCACCAAAAGCCACGGTATAAGTTATTAATGTATCTGGGTCTTTAGTGTCAGGTGCTAATGAGTGTATAGCTCTTCTTATTTGTTCTCTAGAAGCTACATAGTTATGTCTTTGTGGATTATTACTAAATGTACTTTGATGAAATTCACCTTCAAATACAGGACTTTTTTCTCCTGTGTTACCTTGATATTGTTTCTTACGTTTATCAAATTTTGAACCAACATCTTTTTTTCTACGAGCTGACTGTTGCCTTCTCTTTTCTTTTTCTTCTTTAGCATTAACATTTGCTTTCTCGCCAAATGATGGAGGACCTTTCATAGAAGGATAACTACTATCCATGTAGTCATTCCAATCTTTAATTTGTTCATCTGTAAGATGTGATGGATTCATTGGTGTTTTATCACCATCTTCATTTTGTGCATATCTAATATTTTTCCATGACTTTATAGGTAAACCGTAAAGTTCTGTGACGTCACCTCTAATATTTCTTAATGTCTGTGCTAAACCTTTCATTTTTAAAACACTTGTGTCACTAGATAATAATCCCTGTGTTATAGCAATAACCATATTCGTTCCATTAAGACCACCAGAAGCTGCAATCCTGTCTTGTAATTCAGGGTCAGGAATACTTTTTACAGTTTGCTCCATTTCATATGCAACGTTAATAATATCTTCTAGTTCTTTATCTGTCGGCATCTTGCCACCAAATCCATATAAAGCTCCTTCTCCAGTTTGTTCGACATAAAGTTTTGTTTCATTAAGTACATCGTCGAAATTAGGCGTAGATTGCTGATGTTTGTTTATGTGATATTTGTGTTTACCTTTTCTTTTTTGTGCCGCGATAAAAGCTTGTGCTTGTGCTTCTGATTCAAAAGTTCCAACAGCTCCTGATATTGAACCCTGACGTGATTCACCTAATCCTGATTTTGTTTCTATAACAGTAAATAAATCTTTATTTGCATCTGCACCAGCTATTTCACTTGCCTCAAAAATTTGTCTCATATCAGCTGTTTCCATTAATCTATTTATTTCTTCTGGTGAATAATTAGTCAATGAATATGCAGACATAACATTGTTATTAAAAGAACCATCAGGAGCACGATTAGCTTTTTCCAAAGCGTAATAATCAGGAGCAGTATTTATAGCTACTGCTTGTATGCTCTTTTGTATTTGTTCAAATGAAGGCATACCTTTTCTTGCCATGTTTTTAACTTTGTTATCGAATACGTTAGCATCAATTTTAAAATGACTTTTTAAATCTACTCTTAAAGGATTAGTAACTTTGTTAAGAATTTTACTTGAAAGCTGACCAGCACCTATTCTTAGAATACGACCAACTGGTCCCGGTAAATCAGGAACTATCATATTCATAAATTTACCTGTCAACCTACCACCTATTCTATAAGCAGCACGACGACCAATATCTATAGACTCACCTTTAACAGTTCTTTTAAAAGAATCGAAGTCTTGTTTTCTTTGTAAAAAATCGTAACCTCTATTAGCTACACCTCTTAATCCTTGAAAACCAAAAGACTTAGCAGTACTGACGTTTCTTAAAAAGGTATAACCTTTTTCATCAAATCCTTTTGCTTCTCTGATAGACTTGCGAAGTTTTATACGCATGGTCTACTCTCTCAATAATAAAGATAATGATTTGTAATAAACCCTTCCATCTTTCATTCTTGCTTGACCAACAGATTGTATTTCGTAATAATTTCCAGTTGAAGGTTCGTGTAATCTATCTGATGATTTTACATCAGTATCACCGGGTACTACTGCACTAAATGTTTTAGTAGTTGTGTTTCTACCATCTCTACTTTCTGATTCACTTAGTAACACAAATCTAGTCGGTACATTAGTAGCTACATCTGTCCATGCATCATTGACTAAACCTCTTTCATCATATGCAGAAGCAGTAGTTCTTTGAACATTGACACTATCTATTAATAGTCTTCTAGGAAATCTTGCTGGCATTAGACAAAGAACTGTCTTCTAAAAGGTGCCAGTAGTGTTAAGTCAGATGCAGTAAGTACTGTAGCAGCATTTAAAGACAGACCTCCAGGATAAGATACAGAATAGTCTCCTACTCTTTGATTGTCTGTAAGTGTAAAGTTTGATACTTCAGAAGAAGTTTGTCCTTTAATCTCTGCAGCTTCTTGTTGTGAAGCAATAATTAAAGTAGATTCTAGTATTCTTGCAGCTGACCTTTCAGTAACTGATTTAAATTGGATTGGTAGTTCAGGACTAGTACCTGAGCCTCTTGCATAATATCCTGCGTTATAAACAACTGTAATGTTAAGTGGTCTAGCATAAGACCATCTAGTTCCTATTCTTGTAACTCTTCCATTAGAGTATTTAACAAAGTCTTTTGAATTACCTTCTTCTAAGGTTGTGTCATCTTCTGTTATTGATGTTATAGAATTAATAGGAAGATGTGTTAAAAATATATCTTTTGTTTGGTCGCCAGTAAATGTCTCTGTTTGTGTAGCTTGTTCTACGTCATATCCGACATATTCTTTGATAGCAGCTTCAACTAATGGAATTATATTATTAGTTAAGTGTGTCTCTAAATCGGAGGATAGAGCAAACTGTACATAGTTTTCTACATCAGAGGCTGTACAGAAAGCCATAAGTTAGCCTCCTGTTTTATTTATCTTCTTTCTTGACTTTGGCAGCTTTGTTTTCTACTGGCTCTTGAGCTTTAGCTTTTGCTGGCTCTGCTTTAGCAGGAGCTTTTTTAGCAGGAGCTTTCTTTCCCCAACCTTGCTCTTTTAACCAAGCAGTTGGATATTCATGTCCAGCTTTAGCAATTAAGTCTGCTTGACTTACAGGTAAGTCTGCAGAAACGCCTTCCCAAATCTTTCCATCAGGGAGCTTCCAAATATTCTTTTCTGGTATTGTATACATAATAATTATCCTACCTTACTTCTTACGCTTTTTAGGTTTTTTCTTTTTCTTAGGTTTGTACATTCCGTAGCCCATAGTTCACTCTCCTGTGATTATTCTTCTGTTACTTCGTCAGTACTATCCTCAACCTTCTCCTCATCAGAAACTTCTTCTTCAATTAAAAATTGTTCTAATGTTGCCTCAGCATTTTTATAAAATTCTTCATCTCTCACAATCATACCAAATCTTTCTACTTGGTCTTTTGTGTCTTGTTTGTTTACGTATCTCATCAATTCTCCTGTTGGTTTAAAGGGCGAATACAAATCCGCCCCTTATAAACCAAATTTTTTACATAGCTGTAATAGTACAGAATGCAGTTGGACGATAAATTGCAAATCCTAATCTCATTGTCAATCTGATTGCCAATTGATTCTTTGCAAAGAAATCGCTGTGGCTGTCGGAAACAGCTAGGTCAACGCCTTCTCTCATAATTACTTGAGCAGCGTCACCACCGCCAAACTTACCGACGAGCATTGTTCCTTCAGCAATAACTGTTGAAGGTACTACGTTTAATCCCCAAAGTTTTGGAGCAACGTCTGCACCGAAACCACCGGCAACGACAAACAATGGGTTTCTTGAACCGCTTGTTTCTACAGAGCTTTCTTCTGTAACAATGTCGTACCAATCAGATGGGTGCATAACAATTGAATCTGGTTCAACGAATGCATCTTTTCTGATTTCTGTGATTGCTTGGTAAACTTGACCGATTTTTCTTAACTTACCTGTGTAAGAACCATATGCAAAGGTATTAATACCTGATTTGTTCAATACACCAGTTAAGTTAGGAGCACTTCCGTCACCGTTAATAAGTTGGTTATCCAAGTTCAATTTCATCATTGTTGATAATCTTGAATTGACATATCCTTGAATTCCAGCAACATCAGCTAACAATTCGTCAGTTACAGGTAAGAAAGTTGCCATCTTTCTGATGGATTCTGTTCTTTCTGTAAATGCTAAAGCACCTTCATTAGCGGAACTAATATCAGTAGATTCAGCAACTGCACCAGCATTGTTGGTGAATGTTGTTTCTTCGAGATAGACATATGCATTTTGGTTAGTTTGAATTTGGTCAAACAATCCAATAACGCTGTCTGGATTACGAAGAGCTGTCTCAAGAATTCCAGGAGCTCTTAGGCTCTCTGGAGCATAACCAGTTGTATTCAAGGTTGTTTTAAATTCAACGCCTGAATCTACACCTTTAACACCATTCTCATTGTATGCTTCATAAGCTTTTGTTCCTGTGAACATTTCACCAATTGTTTTTGGTGATTGTGCTTCTTCTGCATTAGGAATAGCATTAACAGGTGCTGAGTCGACTTCCATAGCTTTTTCGTTTTGAACTTTTGCTTCTTCGATTTTTACATCATCAATTAGTCCAGCAAGTTCTGTGTTGAGACCTTTGATTTTCTCTTTAGCCTCAGGTGTGTACTTACCGTCTTCTTGTGACTCGAATGCAACTTTGAGTTCTTCACGAGACTTTGCTATTTGGTCTTTGAGTTCTGTTATTTTACTCATTTAACTTAATCTCCTGTGATTATATTATTCTTCGATTAAGTCAGCTTCCAAGGACTCTGCAATAACTGCTTGTCCTTCAGCCCAGAGTGCATCAGATTCTTCATCGATTTCGGCTTCAACTTCAGCTTCACCTTCTGCTACTTCTTCAGTATCACCAACAGGTACAGCGTCTGTTTCTGGTTCAACAGAAACTTCTTCTTCCTTTGGCTCCTCTTCTTCAATAACTTCAGGTTCTACGACTTCTACTTCTTCAGCGGTTTCAACCACTGCCTCAGCTTCATCGGTAGCTTCCACTTCTTCCACAGATTCCTCTTCAATAGATTCCTCTATTTCCTCGACGTTTTCTTCTAGTGCAACATCATTATCAGCTCCGAATTCAGTAATGAATTCGTCAACCTCTGCCCAAGCTTCAGTTAAATCTTCTTGAACAGAACGTAATGCTTCTGTAGCTTTCATACCTAGTTTCCTCCCGTCCTTAGCACGCAACATCGCAATGGCGTTAGCTCGTGCCATCAAGTCATTAAATGCGGCAAGCACATCTTTAACTTGCTGTGAAAAAGAAACTTTTTCTTGTGATTCTTCTTCAACACTTTCATCTACCTTGTAATATGATTTACCATCAACTTCAACAATGTTAATTGTCTTACCAGCTGAATCAGCTTCTGCTAATGCTTTAGCTGGGTCTTCATATATATTTTGCAAAGCTTTCTCTGGTTGTGGGTCTAAGAGATGGTCTCTTATTTCGTTAATGTCCTTAGCTAAGTCCTTAACTTTATCTACCCACCAATCAGGTAACTCTGCATTTTCGTCTTTAGGTAAATTCTTTAAAATATCTTTCATATCTTCTGCGATAGTCCCTAAGGCTTGCATAACAGTATGTTGTGGCGTATGTCCTTTATCACCTTTACCTATTGCATCTTCATATTCATCATGAGTCTTGCAAGGCATAAATACATTTTTACCATTTACTTTATGTGTGTGTACACCTACTGCACAAGATAATTCTTTTGACCTGCTCATAGCTTCACCAGGATTGTCAAAGACATCTTTTGGATTAGCTGCTTTTTCTTCAGGTTCTTCTTTAATCTCTTTAACAAAAGCTTCGACTAAATCTTTATTAGATTTAATAGCCATTGTATAAGTTTCTTGATTAGCTCCAACTAATACTGGGCTAACTTCAAATACAGTTAAGCTTTTAAGATATCTGGCATCTGTTTGTTCATCATTGCCAACCTCTTTAAACTTACCGTGTTCAGCATCATTTACTCTATATCCAAATGACCATTGTTGAAGCTCACCCATGTTCTTAACAAGTTTGTATGCTTCTTGTCCAGAATCAGTATCCATGAAAAATTCACCAACAAACGTTGCTTTATCTCCATCTTCTTTGATATAGCCTTTACCTATTGGCATATCCCATTTGTGAGCCCAAACCATAGGAACCATTCCTGAATCCCATTTTGATTTGATTGCACCTGGAACGACTACATCACCGTCTGAATCTAGGTTATTGAATACAGAAAAAACTGCTGATACTTTACCTTCCGCTTCATCATCAAGCTGAAAGTCTATACTTTTGATTTCTTCTTGCATGCTAAATAAAACTCCTATAGTAGCTACAGTTTTATATATTTATATTAAACAGATGCGTTTGAATTTAGTGTCTTTTCTTTTGTAATATCTTTAATTACTGTTAGTTTTGAAATAGGTTGAGTTACTCGTCTATCTGTTTTCTTATGCTTTCCATTTTCTAAGATAGCCCATACTTGCATTGTTGCTTCTTTACCATTAACAGAAACTACAACTCCATGAACGGTTGAAGGTGGGTCCGGGTCCTTATTGATTGACCAACTGACAGACTGCCCAACTCTAACACTAGCTGCTTTCTCCCCATCTTTTTTAGATGAGAGTGGATGAGAAGAAGGAAGCAAGTCTTGGTCATAAGGCTTTCTCTTAAATCTACCAGTTCTCAATGCGTGAAGGAACCCGTTAACTCTGGCCACGCCCCACTGGTCAGCTCCTGTAACATTACCTCGAACTGAACCAGGGTTTGTACGATAAGCACCTACACCTCTACGGAACACAGCAATTAAAGTTCTTAAGTTAGCCCTATGCTTAGGATTTTTTGCGTTATGTTCCTTTACCTTGTTAGTTAATATCTTTCTGACATTAGCAGAAACTTTTTGTGAAAATACTTCATCTAGTATTTCACCTTGTAATTCTAAACTTTTCTTTCTTCTTTCACGAACAAGTTTTTTTCTTTCATTTATAATTTTCTTCATAGCAGGAACACCAATGTTTGAAACACCACCCCATTTAATATTTGCAATAGTTCCATTCAATCTTGTATTTCCTTGATGTCTACCCATAAATCTTTCTCTTCTTCTTACCCAGTTAAGAACTGATTCACTTCTGTCACCTGCTTTGTATTTAGCCCAGTTTCTGTAAGCATCATTACCAGTAAATGAAGTTGGAGGATTACCACCTGTTCCAGCTAATCTCCATATCTCTGGCCAATTCTCTTTTAAATCTTTTGCATAAGCAAATGGAAACTCTTTATATTTAGAATTAGATATTCTTACTTGCATGTCATCACCTGGACTTGGAAAGTTTGTTCTATCTTTTTTTGGTTTTTCTTTCTTCTCACTACGCCATGAATCAGAATCAATCTCTTCCAATGCTTCAGCTTCTTCTGTAGAAACTTTTATTTCTTCTACTTCAGATTCTTTTTTCATGTTACTTAAAAAATCTTCTGCTTCTTTTCTAGTTTTAAAACATTTAACAACTTCTTGATTTTTATGTTTGATTACACAGAACGCACCATTAGGCATTTGCGCTACATACTTTTCTTCACTTATTCTTTGAGGTGATTCAATAACATCTTGCCTAGTAGATTCAGGCGGTAAAGCAACTGAACCTAATAAAGCTTTACCCTCTTCATCAGGTGAGAATCTATCTCTTTCAAGTAACGGTTGACCATCTTCAGTTATTTGAACTGTGTTTAATGGTCTTAAGTATATATTGTGTCTTTCGTCAGCATCCAGACCTACTACTTTTCTAGCTTCACCTATTGTTATCCAACCACCTTGTACACCTGTATTGACTCTTTTGTATAACTCATCCATATCTTCAGCAAGTGCTCTAACTTTGGTATAGTCAAATTCGCATGTTGCATTGTCTTGACCAAAGTCTGGCTCTAGTAATTGATGTGTTAATTCAGAAGCAACCATTTTCCATAGTGGTATAAGTTTTTGTTCTGTAAAAAATTCTCTTAATTCTCTTGTGTTGTTATAAGTTGCAGAATCTAAACCTGCACCAAGTCCCGCTAATATTGCAGGAACTCCAAGTACTGCAGATATTCTTTCTTCAGGTAATCTTCTTAATTCTTGAAGTTTCATCTGGTCAGGTGAGAATGAAACTATATCAACATTCATTGAACCAGATAAGACCATAGGAGCACCTCTGTTATTACCACCAAACTTTTGTTTGTATGATTCAGAAATAGCTTCTGCTTCTTCTCTAGTAGGACCACCAAGAGAATCGTTTCTTGGAGATAGAACAACTCCAGGTACAGCCATATTGTGTAATAGAGCAGCTGACCATTGTCCTGCAGCTTCGTCTCCTAGTATTTCTCTTAATACTCCTTTCAATGGAGCATGACCTCTTCTGTGGTCATTAGGGTCTATTCCTTGTCGGATATGTACTACGTCGCCTACTGGAATCTTTAAGTTTTCTCCACCTTTACCATGTTGATAATATTCGTAGTGTGTTATTAGTTCTTCAGAGTTACCTCTTACTTCAACAAGGTTTGGCATTATAGGAACTAACTGAACTACTTTACCCTGTGCATTTCTGTTCTTATAAAGAAATGCATCACCAATGGTATTTATTGCCAAAACAATATAGTGGGATAATAAACCTGCAGACATAAATGGATTAGGTCTTTTGTATAAACTTTCTACTGGGTGGTTATTTAAAATCTCTTTATTACCAAAGCTATCCATTTTACAGATTTGTAACAATGGTTCTGAAAAAGCAGTAGATAAAACATTTAAGCAAGCGATGACTGCGGAGTTAGCAGAACCATCACCAATCTCTCTTAACTTGTCTGACTCCCAAAATCCAGCGGATGTATTATATCCATATACAGATAAATCTGCACCATAGGTTTGGTTATAGGTAGCTGTAGCCTTACTTTCAAACTCCCTACCTCTTAGAGCATCGAAAGCTTTTTGAAATCTATTTCTTTCTGCCATTAATTAATATGCTTCCCAGACGCGTCTTTTCTGCATCTCTTGAGCTCCAATAGCTAATGCGTCTACCATGTCATCATGCGAACCTAGTGGAAATGCAAGGAGCTCACGCTCTAGGTCCGGTAGCCATGGTGCTTCCGCTTTTAAAAGTACATCTCCGCTTTCCATCCTAGCTGATAATGGCAAAGCTTTGGTTATTTTATCTTTATCTGCTTTCATTTCTTGTACACGATAACCCTCTCTTGAAAGCATTTGAGAAACAGTTTTAGAAAGACCAACATTTTCAATACAAACGTGTGACCAATTATATTTTTGATACATAGATTGTATTTCTGGAAATACATCAGGTCCTTCAACCTTAACTCTTTTTACATCATTAACAAACAATGTTCCATCAGAATGTTTTGCAAAATCTACTATTGCTGTGTAGTCAGAACTAGTAGCTGTAGTCACAGCTATATCTGCTGCACCAAAGTGTGTAAGTTCTAATGGGTCCCAAGTGCCACCGCCTCCAGACCACAAACCATTTTCTGTTTTTTCATAATAAGATAACCAATGTGGTTTAAATAAAGATTGTCCATCTTCAATAAACTCTGCAAGATACTCTTGTGTATAAATTACAGAACCTACTTCTTTCTTTGCTACTTCAACTTCTTCAGGGTCAATTGCTGGATTATCAACTGTTGCGAATCTAAATGTTTGCCAGTTGTCATCATCTTCTGCCATCTTCCATAAATCATAAAACCAATTGTTCATACCCATAGGAGTAGAGATAAATAAAGCTCCACCTTTTCTTTCAGTAAGTGTAGGTCTTAAAACTTCTCTCCATACTTCTGGTTTAACAAATGCTGCTTCATCCATAACTAAAAAGTCAAGACCCTCACCTCTTAGCCTTTGTGGATTATCTGCTGACTTAGCTGCTATAAAACCACCATTCTCAAAATGTACTTCCATATTTGCTATGGATACTTTTGGTCTTATCTCTTGAGGAAACGACATAGCCGCTGCTTCAATAGCACGCCAGCCAACACGAGCAATAGAAAAAGTAGGAGCAACCCACCACGCTCTTTTACCTTCGAGAGCAGCTTGAATACAAAGTTGTACACCGAGTCTCGTCTTTCCAAATCTTCTTCCTGCACAAAGTACTTTCCACCTAGCTTCCGAATGTGCGACTTCTTCCTGTGCTGGATGTAGCAAGGGAAGTTTGGCAGAATATTTCATTCCCCTTCGTATTCATCCCAAGTTTCTAGTAAAGCAAATACTGTTTCTTCTAGCTTATCTAATTCCATTACAACCATACCGTCTGAAGTTCCATCAGGCATAGCTACAAAAATAAAAGGTTTGTTATTTCCAATAGCAGAATTGTTTTCATCAGATTGTTGTTTAGCTGCTTTAAACTTTGTCCATAATGATTGAACTTGTTTTCCAGCTTTTACTTCTACACGAACATGACCTAACCAACTTTCTTCATGTCCCATCATTGAACGAAATTTAGTATTAGGTATTTTTAATTTTTTTCTAGCAAGGTTTTGTTTTCTTCTGCCTTTGTTTCTATTACGACGAGCTCTCTGTGCTGCTTCACTTTTAGCTGGGTCATCAGGATTATATCTTTTTTGTCCCATAGCTACATGAAATCCTGGACCTTTCTCTCTAAGTTTTCTTGATTTGTATTCAGAATATGTTTCATCATCTCTCATGTCAAAGCCTGACATATTACCACCTATACTTTCTTTTCTTAGCCTCCGTATACTTTCTATAAGAAGTAGCTGTTAAATCACTTGGGTCTTTTTCCCATTCTACATCAACAGGAGTTTCAAACATCACGTTTCTTGAAATAAGTCTTTTCATAATAGATTTACAAGCAGGACATTTAATCTCTGGTTCTGAATTTATTGAATGAGAAATCTCTGCATTCAGTTTGCATTCATTACTAATACATTGATAGTCGTATCTTGGCATGTTGTAAGTATAGTAGTTATTTTGAATACGGCTATCCTATGGACAGCCGATGATGGGAGGAGGTCGGTGTGGATGCCGACAATTCAATATTAGCTGTTCTTAACTTTCCTAGTGGTATTTGACACCATGTCTGAATAAAAAATATTTAAATAGTTTTGTATGTAGTAAGTTACATCTTGACCGATAGGTGCAATAAATTTTTCTACCATTTGATTTTCTTTTATCATTGATACTAAATATTCTTTTTCATTTAGAACTTTTATTTTGAATCTGCATCCTGCGTATATAAAATCTTGAATCATGGTTCTTTAAATATACCACAGGGGTTTGGTATTTAATTATGGTAAGATATCCAGATGAAAGATAAATTTTTAGAGTGGGAAGACAGAATATTTACTGCACCCTACAAGTGGTTAATAACAAAAGGTTACATAGCGGCCAAGAAAATATATTTATCTATGGAAGATTTATATGGCAGAACTATCTATGACGAATACAGAGGTAATCCAAACTTTCCAGGTGATGATTAAAAAGAATACCCGCCTCACAGGACGGGTTTAATTCTTTAGATTCTTACTATGGTCTACCATAGAGATTACTTTCTAATCCTAGTATCTCTAAATAAATATCCAATCAGGTTTTTCGTTTATATTTTGGAATATCTTCGCTAACATTCTTACATCTTCAATAGCAGAGTGTGCTTCATAAGTTTCTTCAAGCATCCATTTAGCTACATCAACTTGTGAACTAGGTTTATCTGGATACATTTGTTTTATTTCTTTCTTAGTATCTCTCCACTTACAAAGCGGAGGTAACAATCCATACTTTTCACAAGTCTGTTCCATAACTAATTTATCAAAACCAAAAGCATTATGTGCAACTGCAGTCTTTCCTGTCAATACACGCTGTACTTCTGGATACACATCAGTCCATTTTTGCAGGTCATCTCTCTTAATAAATTTATCAGGCTCATAACCATGTATCTCTGTAGCCCAATTCTTACCCTCAACAATGTAATCTTTGTGTGGTTCTATGAAATAATGGTACTCTTCACCGCTAGATAAATCTATTAAGGCTAATTCAATAGGGTCATACCAAGTCTTTGATTTAAAATATCCCATTTCTTTGGGTGGTGTGTTGTAGATATCACAACCTGTGGTCTCAAAATCAAGTATTACAAACTTATCTTCCATCATCATCCAATGGTTTTAGGCGTGTAATCTTTTCAGGTATCTCATATCCCTGTGTTTCAAGCCAATAAAACATTTCATGTCTGGTAAATGGTCCTACTAACATAGGCTCATCATCTTTAGAAAGCCATATCTCCCAATACCAAACAGGT